GGCACACCCATGGTGACAGATTCGCGTATTTCTTCACGCATGGTAACTAGAACTGCTGGGAATTGTGTGATGGCAATCTCAAGAACATTGAATGGCTCAAGTGTAACAAAACTTACTCTTGGCTCTTCAATCTCTTTGATTGCTGTGACTAGATAGTCAGCGATTTCTTGTCTAAGACTCATCTGCGTAGCCTCTGTGTATCACGACCTTGAACTTCTGTCCGATATTCATAGGTGCTGTCGCCATCAGCGTCATATTTTACACCTTCACGCAATACTAGATCTATTTCATGTTCAAAGCGACCTTGATAATATTCCATCATTACTTGAAACTTATCAGGTTCCGCACCACTAAACTGTGTTAGTTTAGCACAAATGTGATATGCTAGTGCGTGATATACAGTGGCTTGAGTCCATTGAGTATCGTCTAATTTGTCGAAATCAATGTCTGTGGTAATGCCTCTTGCCTTGGCGTATGCCAGCCACCAACGAACTTTAAGGACTCGCTTGACCTCATTTTCGCTTCGTTCGAGTTCAGTGTCCCAGTCAAGAACACCATAGTCTTGTATTGTTGGTTCGACCTGTAGTAAGTCGTCAAGGGTAGCGTATGCCATGTCAAGAAGTCCTTCTTCTGTTATTAAGATGCGAATGAGTCCTACTCATTGCTATACGAGTATTTAGTCCGCCCAAGAAAAACCCCCCTAATATTAGTAGTATTAGGAGGGCGGAGAATCTAAGTGTCAGAACACTTAGATAAAACTGCTATTAGATGCTTGAATCATACTTCAAAGCACGACCTAATGTGTCTTGAAGTTCGCCAACGCCATAGTGGCAACTTGCTACGATTTCTGTAGACAAGTAGTCAATACGACGAGCAGTTTCGATTTGAACATCACCAATCATAGCAAGACCCAATGCATCGCGGTGGAACACAGCGCCAGGGAAGTCACCAGCGTTAGTTACATAGTCAATGTTTGATGTTTCAAAGATTGGAACACCAGCCAAAGAACCAACATAACCTTGGATCATTGCTTGGTTAGCGGCATCACCAAATGCACCTGCTGTGAAAGCCACGTTACCATTAGTTGTCAATGCCTTCTTCAAGTCAAATGCAATTTCTGGATGTAACACACAGACCATACCACTTGGATCAACACCTTGACCGCGTAGTTTGGCAGCAGCCTTGAAGATTACTTCGGCAGTGATAGCAGTAGTGTAGTCACCATCGCCATTGCTGAAACTTGCGAACAATGCTGTTAAGTCTTTGTCGATCTTACGAGCAATACCTTCACCGAATAAACGGCCTAGGTCAGCAACAACGTTGCTGGCACTAGAAGCAACTGACAAGTCAGTAACCATAGTGCGGATTGCGTTGGTAGCAACAGTTAGAGTTGCGCCACCAGTAGAAACTTCAGTGTTAGTGATCAAATCACCTTCTGTAATAGCAGCCGCATTTACTTGTGGGTAAATTGGAACTGTTACAGTTTTACCATTGGCAGTGCCCAATGTGTAGTTTTTTACAAGACCGCGCATGATACTGCGCTCGTTTGCAACGAACATTGCTTCAGCAACGATCGCTGGCAATAGGTCATTTAGAGTTGTGGTTGTTGAACCGGCCATTTTAATATCTCCTTAAGATTGTTAGGCTAATCCGCTTGTTTTGCGGTATTCCTGATATAGTTTCCTATGCTCAGGGTTTTTAAAATCCAACTTCGAGATATCAATTTTGCTGGACTTTACATCAGCAACATTGCTCTTGGTATTTGTAGTTGCTGGGGTAGCGGCTACGAAGTGCGGATTCGAATCCAGGAATTCTCGCACTAGGTCATCCACTGCCAATGGAGTGCCATTATCTTTATAACGCACTGCACCTTTGGTGTCCACCACTTCTACTTCACCTTCATTATTAAGTCTTACATTAGAACTTAATAACGCTTTTACTTGTTCTGCATTTACAGCACGAAACTGAGCCGCGGCACTGAGTAAAGGCGTATTAATCTTGTATTCCTTAATAACGCTATCTCTCTTTTGGATCTCTTGATCTTTTTTGCTTGCAAGTTCTTGCAGAGTCTTTTCAAACTCTCCTCGCTTGATTTGTTGTTCCTGTTGCTTCTTTTCCCATTCTGTTTTAATGGTTCTAAGTTCTTCAGGATCACCTAGGTCTTCGTATTTGCTGGCATACTTTTTTTCAAGTTGACTTTTGGTCCTAGCCAGAATTGCGTTGACTTCATCTTGCGTGAATGTCTTGCTTGCTTGTGCCTGATTTGCAGTTTCGCCTGCGGGATCAGTTCCCATATCGTTAACCAATGAATTGTCTGTCATTGTAGCATCACCTCTCTTTGAGTTATAAAGTTATTTATGTGTATCGCGAATCTTAGCACGAATTTCGTCTAAAACACGGCGATTCTGCTGAATTAAGCACGGCACACTGGTAGCATATGGTCCATAACTGGGATGACTCCATAACCACTCGTATTCTGCACTTGTGTTTAATTTAGCACACAATTTTTTTAACCTACGACGATTTAGATTGCTGACATAGACTATGGCAGAATATTCACCTAGATCTTGTGGCAGTCCTTGTCGCCTAATTAAAATTTGCCCTCGTTGCCATGCGGCCCAACTCCAAGGGCATTGCTGTCTTATACTATAAAAGTAATCAGCCCAATTAACGGCCACGGCCACGGCCGCCGCCTTTTTTCTTCTTTTTCATTTTGCGTTCCTCTAAGGTTAAATGTGTTGGATGCCTAATGTCTGTGTGTTGTGTGGTCAAGTAATTAACAAGGTTGTGGGCTATGCCCTCTAATCTACGGATGTCTACACGACTGCGAGGCATTGAATTTTCTATCTTGCCTAGTAATGAGTTGCAACCTCTATGTAATACTTGCCTAATTAGACCCGTTTTATGACAGTGGTCCAAGACAGCGTCAAGTTCAATACCCTCACCGCATAGGGCGCATTTTTGACCTTGATGTTGTAATTGAGTTTCACGATATTCCTTAATTTCTCGGGTCTTTAATTTCACTTTGTCTTTGCTTTCTTCGCTCTAGACTGGCTTGCTTTAATTGCCTGTGCTTGTCTAACCGCGCCTTGTCTTGTTGGATATACCTTACCTGTGGTTCCGTATTGCCATCCTTTACCACCACGCGGACCTGTTGCTCTATGAATTGGCATGATTTATTCTTCGCTTTCATGCACATAACCCATGGCAGCATAGGCAATATGTTCTGCTTCAGTTCTAGCAATGTATTCTTTGCCTGTTGCTGGGTCAATCATATAGTGAGGCTCAAATGGTTTTTCTGCTGGGATTGCTGTTGGATCATAAATCTCAGGAGTAATCATGTCTGCTTCACCATCCAGTGCTTCCAACAATTCGTGGTCAATCCACTGTAACACACGAGGATCTGTGGCAGCAGTCTTAGCACGAGCAAGTTTTTCAACTTCACCCATGTTGTCTTTGATGTTGAAACTACTTGGGTATTCAATAGTGCCGTCCCAGGTCTTGCCTTGATATTCACACCATAATTGCCATAATTGTTCTTCAACTAATTCTAGATTGCTGGCTTTCTCACTGAGTTTAGCGTTGAGCAATTGGAACTCTTGTTCTTGTGCAACACCACTTAGGCGTCGTGCTTCTGTGCTACGAATTGAACCAGTGTTGGCCATTTTGTCAATGCTTTCAATGGTATGATTAATGGCTTGATAAATTTGAGTTGTATCTGTGCTGACACTGAGCATATAAGGCTTCAAGCCCGCATCCAAGTTGTCTTCCATGGTAACAATAGCACCAGCGCCTGCGGCTGCTTCTGTGCCCACTGTTTTAACTAGGGCTGGATGCCCATTGATACGAATGCTTTGTTCTACTTCACTGGTTAGATTGTAGATATATTTTTGTGCTCCAGCAATGTCTGCAATATCACTGATGCCAATGCCACGCACTGGACTGCGATGATTGTAGGCCAATACAGCAGGAATCTTTCCTAGGCCATTGATTTCAATGACTTCACTGTCAACTTTCTTGGCTTCGTGATTGACAATTTTAGTAATGATTGTTTCTTTGGTCCACTCTTTAATAGTGGTAAATGTGTCATTGACTTCTTCTGTGTATTTTAGATAGTTAAGTTCAAAACGACCTAGTGCATCACGGCCCCATTCCCAATCCATGACAGTGAGTGGTGTTAGTAGTGTAACATAAGGACGCACACCCATGGCCATCTCTTCGCCTAGTGTAGCCGCATTGATATTGGGCTTGGCCATCATGATCCAGCAGTGACCAAACACACCAGCCCATATGCTGACTTCTTTCATAAACGCATCAAAACTGCGTCCATCCAGGTCAGCATCTTCTAAAAAGTCCATGACCGTTGTATCATACTCTAATAGA